CATGACCATTGCAGAAAGTGTAGTGCAAGCAAGAGATTTAAAAAAACCATATACAAGTATGTATGATTTCTATAGAAGATGTGATCCAGTAACTTTAAAAAAATCAACATTAGAACACCTTGCTTTGGCCGGTGCACTAGATGAACTAATAGATGATAATGATGTAGAAATTAGTAGAAGAATTGAACTGCAAATTTTAGAAAAAGAAAAATCTGAATTAGGAATATACGTTACCAGTCACCCCGTTATGGGAATATGGGATGTAATTACAAATCAAATTACAAGTGAAATTATTGATCTTAGCTCTTATGACTCTGGTACTCCAATAAAAATTGGTGGAATAATTAATTCCGTTAAAAAAATGACGACCAAAAAAGGCGATAAGATGTTTAAATTGGATCTTGAAGACATCTCGTCAAACGTAGAGGTTATTGTTTTTCCAAGAGCAGCAAAAGAAATACCTAGTGACTACTTTAATGTTGGAGATGTATTAATTATAAGTGGAAATTTAAACAAAGAAAATGATGAAGAAAATTCTATTACAAAAATATTTTATAATTCATCAGAAAAAATTGATCAAAAAATTTTTACTGGTGGAAAACCAATTATATTTAATTTAAAAAATAATATAGGTGGCGTGACAATAGATAGCATATATGATATAATATCTAATAATAAAGGTAATAGACCTGTTTTTTTGGAAATTTGCGATAATAAACATAAATTTATTTATAAGTTTCATACACTGGCATCGACAAAAATAGTGCCAATAGTAGAAAAAATATTAGAGTTGGAGATACAATAATGGCACTTCCTGGATCTTATAAAAACCCATCAACAAAACCATGTTGGGTATATTGCTCCTCATGCAGTAGATGTCAAGATAAAGGTAGGTATACAAAGTGTAATGGCTGTAGCGGTAGATACGATCCAGCTGGAAAAATTGACGTTCACAATGATGATTTTTGTGACTGTAAAAACGGCATTTTGAGATGGAGAACTAAAGAGGGTAAGCTTTTAATTACAAGATTTAAAACCAATCCGTTTAAAGGTACAGTAAAGTATGAAAAAAAATCCGAAGATGAAAGAGATTGGGATTCTTACGTATCTGATATGCGAGAAAAAATGGACGATCCAAACTTTAATCCAATAAGTATATACGAGGAGTAATATGAAAAATGAGGTAGGAAGAATCCTGTTAGGCAATGTGACTCTTATAGAATACGATTGCGGTGATGGTACTCGATCTTTTTTTGTTCAATGTGGAGTAGCTGGGTTCTATGCAAACGAACAAGAGTGGCGTGATTTAGCTGGCGTAATTAATTACTATTTAAATATAGAATCTATTGAAGATATAGTTGTATCTATAAAGGAGTTCTAATGTCTTGGCCATATATAGAAGATGATTTTATGGAAATAGGAAACTCAGGTTGGGTTGCTGTTGGAGAGAATTTGTATAAAAATATGATTAACAATCACACAATAGACAAAGATGGCATAGAATATGACGCTCAAGGAAATATTGTATACGATCCACGTGAAGAATTAAATGACAATAACAATTAAAAAACTAGAAGATTTAGATCCACTGCAAAGACTATCTCTTACTGAATTTTCTTATTCAAGAATAGATACATATAAACAATGTGCAGCTAAATATTTTTATTCTTATATCTTAAAAGAACCAAGATTATTTGGTGAGGCCGCAGTGCTTCGGAAATATTGTTCATACAGTTTTAGAAAATGTTATAAGTAATGATTCTAGTTTAGATTATTCTCAAATAGAAATTGAATATGAAAAAAGTAAAGAATCACATGATCCGGATCAAAAAATATCTGAACAACTTATTTCTGTAGGTAAAGAAATACTTGATGAATTTTATGATCAAAATATAAATACACAATTTAATGTATATGATAAAGAATATGCATTTAAATTTGTATTAGGAAATCACTTAATAGTTGGCTTTATAGATAGGATAGATGTTGTTGGCGATCAGGTAACAATCGTTGATTATAAAACTGGTAAATGGGAAGTCTCTCAAAAAAGCATTCCGAGTAATCTCCAGCTAGGGATATATGCAATAGCAGCTTCAGAACTGTTTCCCGATAAAACAATAACAGCTGAATTATATTATTTAAGATCTGGTAAACACAAAAGCCATACTTATACCAAAGAAGATCTCGAAAGACTTAAACAGGATGTAATTGATTCTATAAATGAGATTATTAATGATAACTCATTTGCGGCTACATCAAACTCTAGAGCCTGCAGTTATTGCGATCATGCAAAGAGTGGCGCATGCGGCACTGGTGTTTTTAGAAGCAAAAAAGCAGCTGGGGCATAAAAAAACCCCCGCATTTCTGCGGGGGAATTTTTAATATTATATTAATTAGAAGCTTGAATCTGATTCAAAGACCAAATCATTGGCTTCAAGGCCCTCAAACTGAGTAACCAGCTTGGTTGCCGTTGTGTTGTCGTAACCAGCCTCTTGAAGGCTATCGATTACATTGTGGTTTATTGCTTGTTTGATGCTGTTAAACAGCTCTGTTTTTGTTGTCATGGTTTCCATTATATCTTTCCGTACCTTCCGTTGCAACCTTTGCAACATATTTTTGTATTTTTATTTTTTATAAAGTATAATGTTTTTTAAGAGTTATATTATGCTATGAACAAAATAGAGGTTACTACATGAAAACTGAGATTGTCAACTCGAAGACGTTTTTTTCTACAAGATCTTCAAAAAAAATTCCAATCTTTTCTAAAACAAAATTAGAAAATTCATCAGAAACAGATCACGCTGTAAAAAAAATTGCTAGTAAGGGTAACGCATATAAGCATACTAAAACTGGATTTAGAACTGACATACAACTTAATGTAAGATCTAATTGGGAAGCTAATTTTGTAAGAATCCTTAATGGATACAGTATTAAATTTGAATTTGAACCAACAGTATTTTCATTTCCAATTAAAAGAGGAACTAAAGGTTACACTCCAGATTTTTTTATTAATAAAACTGGAGAGTGGGTTGAAATAAAGGGATATCTAGATACAAAAAGTAAAGTTAAGTTAAAAAGATTTAAAAGGTATTATCCAAAAGAATTTGAAAAACTAATATGCATCATTAGTAAGTATTCAAAAGATGCTGTTGAATTTATGGAAGAATTAGAGGTTCCAATAGTGATATATTATGAAGATATAAGAACAGAGTACAGCTCTTTGGTTTTAAATTGGGAAGGAAAATAGTTGATGGCCACTTATAAAGAACAGTACTACAACCTTGCAGAGTCGGAAATGCAAGATTTGATTGCAAGAGCAAAAAAAGAAGACTCAAAAGCTCAAGAAGAATTACTAAAAGTATTTAATAACTTTTTAACAAAATACGTGTCACTTCTTTATCATGGTAGATATAATCTTGATGACTATGATATTAGAAGATTTATAAGTTTATTTGTTAAAAACTCTTATGTAAGATTTGCTTTAATGAAAAACAAATTAAATAAACCAAATTACAAACACGTTCAAGAGGTTATGAGCCGGCATACAATACATGGCCAAGAGATATGGGGATGAAGAGGATATAAGACAGACTATCACTATGACTTTTTTTCAATGTATAAAAAGATATGAAAGAAAAGATTCTTCAAAGGGTCCTATACCATTCAGTGGTTTCTTGTATAGTTATTTTTTCTATCTTTTAAAAAAGAACGTGGATACTTTTTTGATAGATCAATTAGGAAGAAAAACATTTCCATTAATCACTGACGACTCATACGATGATGATGAGGATAATCAACAACCTGGATTTAGGCCAGAGCCAATTGAATATACACTAGAACAATTTATTGCTACTGATGAATTAAATGAAATGTGGGTTCTTGGAGAAAAAACTATTTTACCATTCGATCAACTTACCGTTCAGGAAAGACAGCTGATAAAATGGAGGTTTGTAGATGGAAAAAAATCAAGTGAAATCTCTGAAAAAATAAATGAACACCCAAATACAGTAAGAGAGCATTTGTCTAAGATCAAATTAAAATTAAGAGATATTATAATACAACATGATATGCAAGAAGTTATAAAAGACTTAAAGATAAAAAAGGAAATTTAATGAATCTTCAAAACATAGAAAAACTACAGCATCTTCTTTCTGATTTCTTAAATCCTCAAATTCAAGAAGTAATAAACTCCTATGTAGGCGGCAGTAAAGATAATCCATATTTTATAGAGATACCAGAAGAAGATGTTGTTGATCTTGGGCTTGATAAGTTAGCTTCGTTAGTAGCAAGAACCTCTAATGTTTATGGAAGATCAGCCCGATTTGCTGGAATGGCAAGAGCAAATTATAAGTTAATAGAAGGAAAATATAAAAAAGTTTATAAATCCTCTAGAGTTGGAAAGAATGAAGCTGAGCGAGAAGCTGCTGCTATGGAAGCTGCAGAAGCAGAGTATTCTGCACTAATTACTTGTGAGGCTATTGTAAACTTAGCTGAGTCATTAGAGAGTTCTGCTAGAATAGCTTCTGAGTCAGCTAGAAAACTTATGGACAAAGTGCAATCAATGCAAATAGCATCGAGTAGAGAATCTAAGGGTTATTATTTAGATGAAGATTTTAAAACATACTAAAGGATAATTTATGTTTATTGGACACTATAAAAATGTAAACAAGGTAGACGAATTTTACTCAGAAAAAAAAGATGGATTAAATTTTCCAACTCAAGTCGAGTATAAGGGTAGTAGATATTTGCTTATTAACACATACATAGTCAACTCTAAGAGTCAAGAAGACAATATAAAAAAAAGAGCACAAGAGTTAAATATTTTAGTAGATGTAAAAATAGACTAATGAATATAGAAGTTTTTTGCGACGGCGCTTCTAGGGGGCAAGGACAAAAGAAAAGAGGAGAAGCAGCGTGTGCAACAGTTGTCTATAAAAATAGAAAAAAGGTTGCGCAATTTGCAAGGGGTCTTGGATCTAGAACAAATAATGAAGCTGAATATGAGGCGGTAATAGCATCACTTCTTATATGTGCATTGTCTGATTTTATTGATCCAATTATTTATACTGATTCAGCTGTGGTTGCTAATCAAGTAAATGGAGTATGGAAGTGCAAAAGCCCAGTTTTGTTTCCGCTGCTAATGACAATTGAAGAAATAAAATCAGAATATAGATTTAGACTCATACAAGTGCCAAGAAATTTAGTTTGGGAACCAGATTATTTAGCAAATACTTTTCTAGATCAACTAGAAAAGAAGCAAAAAGAAATGTGATATAATCTATATCTATGGAAACTTTTAGAAATAATCAACCAATCATAATAGGTTTAGCGGGTAAGGCTGGTAGTGGTAAAACATCTGTAGCCGAATCCATTATACCCAAAGGTTCCCTCGATGCAGTAAAATTTGGCTATAGGTGGGATCATTTATTTTTTGCTCTACCACTATATGAAATGGCTTCTATCAAAAAAAATATAATGGGCATAAATGAAAAATCTAGAAAATTATTTGCTTTACATTCAGTTCTTTATGAGCTATATGGTGGCTCAGCAATTGGGAACATGCCAAATTATGAAAAATTTGTACAAATGGTTTACGAAATTGAGAGTCTTTCAATTGAGCCCGAAGGTGCAAAGCCTAGAACATTTCTTCAGCAGGCTGGCGACGTTTGTAGAAAAAATTATCCAGACTGTTTTGCACACTGGGCTATTATTAAGAGCTATAAATTATATACTCAGTTTTGCAATGAGAGCGAAGATACAGACGATGCAAAAATGGCAATAATTATATCGGATGTTAGATATGCAAACGAGGCAGCAGTAATAAAAAAACAACCTAATGGATTGATAATATGTTTTGATGCTTCTGAGGAAACTTTAAATAGTAGACTACTTAAAAGAGATGGATTCGTTCCAACAAGAGCTCAATCAGAACATGCCTCAGAAAATGGAATAGAAGAAGTTAAAAAAATGGCAGACATAGTCATAAATACAGATAACATGTCACTAGAAGATCAAACTTTAAATACACTAATAGCACTAGGAATGAAAGTAGAAACAAATGCCTAAGATAAGTAAAAATGCCTTTGAACAATCAACAGATTCTCCATTGGATTCAATGATTAATTCCAATCCAGGAATAAGTATTTCTACATTTCCCGTTTTAGTTTGCGGTGTAAACAGAAAAATAAACATTGGAAATTTTGAAAACATAGATGTCTATGCCGGTATAAGCCTTCCCTTGGGCGACGTTTCCCTTGAGGATAAGGAAGCCCTTCAGGCCGCCATAGAAAGTGCAGCAGCTTACGGATTTTCGATAGTCTCAAAAGAGACTGGAGATAGATATGTTTTAATTAAAGAGTCCCAACAAGGAAAATAGCTAAAACATATATTTGCATGTTACTATTATAAACAATATAATATTACTATTAATTATCCAAAATTAAAAATAAACAGAGGTTAAAAATGTTTAAGAAATTAGCCAATAAAATAAAGTCAATTGCATTCAGCGCTCAAAAACTAGATCCCAATAGCCCTATAGCTAAAGCTCAGGCTAAGGTTATCGACGAACTTGCCGATCAAGCACAGGCGGTTGCAGAGATTGCAGTTGCGACAGCTGATAAGATTGTTGTCGATGCAAAGAAAGAAGTTGCTAAAGCTGTCAAGGAAGCATCCTCCTCTAAGGCAAAAAAGGGTCGCCCTATAGAGGACGCCGCAAGAGCTGCAAGCTCAGCGGCAAAAAAGGGTCGCCCTAAAAAGTCAACTAAATAACCTAATGTCTTTAGCTAAGTTTAGGTTGGTTTCTAAGGGAAACGCAGCTCCTAAAAAAATTGGACAAACACCAACCCCAAAGACCAAACCTAGACCTAAGAATTAAGTATAATGGTTTTTAAAAAAAATGTTTATATTAGTGGTCCAAGAATGGGAACTAATAATTCAATGTATGGTATTCAACTAAAGAAATCTTTAAAGCCAAAGAAGAGTTCTAAAAAACCTAAGAAAAAATAATGACACCAGCGTCACCAGATAATATAATTGTTCATGACAGCTTGTATTCTAAAGAAGATTTAAACAAAATGTTATCTTTTTGTAAGAATCAAACAGTATGGTCAAACAGTGTTTTTTATTCAGCTGGAAAATTGCAAACTTACCCAGATGAAAAAACTAGTTTTTATGACTCAAATCCAGAAGTATTTAATTTATTTACAAATATATTAAATATTATTAAAGATAAAATAGAGTGGTCATATGGAACTAGGGTAGTGCCCAAAAAAGACGAAGCGATAAGGAGATGGTCTCCTGGCGAATCTCAAGAAGTGCACGCCGATAATGAGTTAGTAACCGGAGAATTTATTAGCCTTCAATACATTACGGATGAGAATCAAAATATTGATGAATCAGAATATTCTCTCCCAAATGACTTTGTTGATTTTTCTTCTGTATTTTATATAAATGATGACTATGAAGGTGGGGAATTATTTTTTCCTGAATATGATATAAAAATTAAAGCAAAATCGGGTAGTTTTATTACTTGGCCAAGCAACGCAAAGTATTTGCATGGAATTAATAAAGTTATAAATGGATATAGATACACCGTTCCAAGCATGTGGTATAGTGAAAAAGCAGTTCTTCTTAACGCAATAAAAAGCTTCAAATATGCCAGGGTTATTTCTGAACAAAATTATAGCAATAAATTTGTAAAAACCTCAGTACTATAATATAATGTTATAATTAAATTAAAAATATTTTTTGTTAAAAGGTAAAAAATTATGGCAAAATCACCAGCTTGGCAACGCAAAGAGGGTAAAGATCCCAAAGGACGGATTAAACCGAAAGGGTGTTGCATCCTATCGCAGACAAAACCCCGGCTCAAAGTTAAAGATGGCGGTTACAACAAAACCATCAAAACTAAAATCAGGGTCCAAAGCAGCGAAGCGCCGCAAGTCATTTTGTGCTAGAATGGGGGGCATGCCTGGTCCAATGAAAGATAAAAAAGGCAGGCCTACGCGTAAAGCACTGGCTCTTCGAAAATGGAATTGTTAATTAAAGGATTACTATGTCAAAATATGTTACAACTACAGCTAATAAAGATCAAGAAAAAGAAGATAATAAAGATCAAGAAAAAAGTGTAAAAAAGAAATCAACAGCAAAAACAAAATCTAAAAAGAAAGCAGAAAAATAATGCCTAAAGTAGGAAGTAAAATGTTTGCATATACAAAAGCTGGCGAAAAGAAGGCTAAAGCATACGCAAAAAAGACAGGTAAAAAAATGACAAAGAAGTCATCCAAGAAAAAGATAGGATATTAATCATGGCAATGAAAAAGAAAATGCCAGCAAAGAAAGCTGGAGCAAAAAAGAACGAAGCTGGTTTAACCGCTTCACAAAAGAAGCTGCCCGCCTTTATCAAGGCGGCTATTATGAAGAAGAAAAAGAAAAAATAATTTATAACTTTAGCAGATAAGGAGGCGCAATATGCCAAAAGTAGAATGGGACATTGTAGTTCCGGTAAAACAACCCGCAGATCTTAAGGGTATTGCTCCTGGCAAATTGCCAGAATCTCTTCTTCGTCCAGCCGCTGGCGGCGGTAAGCTACATTGGCTTACGGCTGCCGCATGGGCAGCTATGGTTGAGGCCGCAAAAGCAGATGGCATTCAACTAAAGCCCGTGTCAGCTGGTGACACCTA